GCTGCAAAGGTAATTGTACAGTATTGGACGTCTTACAAGGCTTGTCCTACCAGTATTAGTGACTTGCGCACCTTGTCCGATGGTAAGACGAATATTACCAAATTGCTTGAACAATTGTATGAGATTACTCCATCTGAAAAGAAATTGGCAGGAGATAAGGCTCTGCAATGGGCAAAGGAACAGGCAGCTAAATTGGCAATTCTTGATTCTGTAGACGATATAGCTAAGGGTGATTTACAGAATACTATTGTGCGAATGAAAGAAGCTCTTAGAGTTGGTGAGAATCTGCAAAATGTTGGCATTGAAGTTGTCAAAGATGTTGACAAATGGTTGTACGAACTGTGGCTGCATAAAGTTCGTACAGGTTGGTATCACATAGATTCTATACTTGATGGTGGCTTAGGAGCAGGAGAGTTAGGACTAATAATGGCACCAATGAACGTAGGTAAATCTATGAGTTTGATAAACATAGGATTTGGTGCTGCTTCTATCGGTTCCAACTGTAATGTTGTTCACTTTACACACGAAATGAGCCAGGAAATTACTGCAAAGCGTTATGCAGCACGTACAGTCTTCAAATTCCCGATGCGGGATGAGAATCTTGAAGATTATGAGGAATCCTTGAAGAAGGCAGCCTCTAGAATATTGACAGGCAGGATAAAAGTAATAGGTATGCGTAGTTGTACTACAGAGAGAATTGATTCTCAACTTGAACGACTCGTAGATGAGGGATTCAGAATTGATCTTATTATTGATGACTATCCCGACTTAGTTTCCTCAACACGACATTATACGGAGAAGAGATTCGAACTGTCTGAAGTCTACAAAGAATTTCGTGATTTGGGAGAGAAGTATAGAGTTCCAGTTTGGGGTGCTACACAGTCTGGAAGAAGTTCCTTAACAAAGGAAATTATCACAATTCAGGACATTGCAGAGGATATTGGCAAGGCTGCAATTGCAGATGTCATTATAGCATTATGTCAGACTAGGGATGAAGAACAGATGAACGCATGTCGTTTGTTTATGGCAAAGGTTCGTGACGGTGCTAAGAAGATGATGTTCGATGCCAAATTCTATGGTAAATCTCAAGCCATAATAACGACAGGTGTCTCCAAGAACAAAGACAAGGAACAAGATGTTTGACATAAGTCGGTTTATCTACAACAATTATCCTGAAGCTAAGGAATATGGAAATCCTGTTACTGACTTGCAGATAGTTTGCCCATTTTGTGATTCTTCAAAGTTACACATGCACGTAAGTATTGAGAAACAAGCTGTACACTGCTTCAAATGTGGTTACGGAGGCAGTTGGGTAAAGTTCATTATGGACGTT